GGTGTACTCTTTATAACGGATGCTCTTGCTGGCGCTAAAACAGTCGGCCCAACCAAAGGGTACACCAAAGAACAACAGATAAGAAGAGGCGAAATAGAAAAACCTAAGATGACCACTTGCAGACTCAAGAAAAGAGTTATTGCAAAGAATGGTCAACAGGTATGCGTGTATGAGGGTGGTAATAAAACCTTTGAAATGATGGTTGAACGCTGGTGTCCTAAACAATATTCTTGTGTGTATGCACCAAACAGTAAAGAGCCGAATATAGACTCTGTAGTAGATTCCCTAAACAGTATTAAAAATTAGAAACTAGGTTGTGCTTGTGTACCTGTAGGTGGAGAGGTATCAACCATTGCGACAGGTTGTGTATGTGAACTACTGTTAGAATTATCTGTATTATTATTGTTGATAATAATTGGTTCACCACCGCCACCGTTCATTTGCATTTTCATCATTTCTAATTCTGCCATTGCTTGTTTTAGTGATTCTCTGTCTGCTTCAATTTGTGCTTTACTTTCATACCAAGACTCTTTAGCAACGTCTGCTGACATTTTGTCAACTTCTTTTTGTTTATTAGCCAACGCTTCTTCATTACTTTCTTCACCAAATCCAAGAAAGTCTAGAACCTTACCAGCGCCAGGAATACTTTTAACAAGAGATGTAAAATCAAAATCAAGTAGACCAGCAAACCAATCAAATATTTTTTTGACTGCATCCATTACCATTTTACCGATAGAGAATGATTCTCCTTCTTGACCCAAATCTGCTGGTGTAAATCCGAATAAACCCATCAACCAATTGATTGCAAGGTTATACGGTGCAAGAACAATATCAATAAATTTAGATACCGCTGTTCCAACATTACCATCTTCAGGCCATGAGAATAAATCTTTTACCCATGCAACTGCACTACTAAATGCATTAGTAACATTACTTAACAGACTAAATTCTGTTTCTGGGTCACCCCATGAGAACAGGCCCATTACCCAATTAATCGCCATGTCTATTGGTGAAAATAAAAGGTCTATTAATCCACCCTCACCGACAATACCATTCCATAATTGTGTTAATGCTGTTACTGGGTCTGTGAATAAAGTACCAACCCATGCAACTGCTTTCTTTATCATATCAAAAGGAAATCTAACCAAATCTCCTATAATTTCTGTAAATGAAAAAGACTCTAAAGTTTTTACTGCGCTGTCAAACCCAAACATTCCAAGTATCCATGCAACACCTCTTTTTAACAAATCAAGAGGCATACCAATAAGACCTTCAAATACTTTTGCAAGACCTTCTTTTATACCACCAAAAACACCGTCTTCTTTATACCCATCCATAAAACCAGTAACAAAATCAAATATTGTCATCAAAAATGTAATTGGCAAAAAGATTTTACCAAGAGTAGTACCCAAACCTTTTGCAAAGTCCATAATGGGTTTAAATCCCGCCATAAAACCTTTCATAGTAGAAAGACCAGTTTTTATAGAACCAAATATACTTTTAACATTTCTACCAAATGATTTCAAACCGTCAACAATTTTAATAATTGGTCGTGTTGCTCTACCAAATGTTTTTTGTAAATCTTCAAACATTGCAAGACCTTTAAAACCTTTAACATCACCAACCTTAAAAAGATTTTTAACAGTATCAAGAAATGTATCAATTGTTTTACCTAGACCAGTTGCTTTAAACTTAGTACCCAAGTTGTTAAAGAACGCTTTTATTGGTGCAAAAGTTTTTGATAATCCACCCTTCATTATTTTGTCAAGAGCTTTTACTTCAAGAGCAAGTTGTGTAAAGAAAGCACCAATAGCAACGAATGGAGCAGCGACAAGACCAGCAAGTATACCAAGACCCATTAAACCCTTATCTTTTAGACCAGCAAGGCCCTTCACCAATCCGTCTTGAATACCAAGAATACCATCTCTGATATCTTCCATCAATGTTTTATTACCGTCAGCAGTAATCTTGTCTCTAACAACGTCTTCTTTGTCGGCTGATGCACTTGACTTAAAGGGTTTAGTAATAACAGAACCCAATTTCATAAAGGTTTTACTGCCCGGCAGAGTTTCAATACCCGCTTTGATATTATTCAAAGGGGCTTTTAATTGGTCTACAAAGGGTTTAAATGTATCTCCAGCGGTTTCTTTAATAGAACCCGCTATCTCTGCATTGCCCTCTTTTAGTACTTGTATAAGTCTATTTGTAGATTTTGTTGAACTTTCTTCTGCCATTTTCTTTTACCTTTATTTCTTTTTATCTGAATATGCGTTTGCACCAAAGAAAGCCATAACAATAGCAGCAACGGAGACAAAATATGTTGCCGCCATACTACCAAGTATTGTGGAAGCTTGGTCAAGTCCAATCCAGTTAGAAAGTACAACTGCAAACGGATATAGTAACATCCCAAATAAGGCGAACCACGCCATCTGTCTCATTGCATCTCTACGAGCGTCTGCATCTTCTAATTCTTTTCTTTTAAATTCCAAATCCATCTCCATTTCTTCTTGGGTTATATGCCCATCACCATTACGATCTTTCTTTAGTACCTCTGCATCAACGGTAACCGTTTTCTTATCAGACATTACTTTTTCCTCTCTCTTTTTATTCTCTCATTCTCTTCTTTAATGTGTTCTGATAACAGACTCACATATATTTCCCTTTCCCATGGCATCATATTATCAAGTTCACTCAAACTATAATTATAATGTTGCATCATACTGAAGTTCGTCTTGAAATACGAATAGAGACTGTCGTGTGAAAGGGCTATACTAAAAAACTTTGCATCCCCTCAAGTGCAATCTCACTTTCAACACCAGTATTAGGATTTGTCACTTTAACTATATGCTTTAATTTAGGCATAGTTGTAAAGAATTCTTGGACTTTTCCGAACTGTTCTGTATTCAATTGTTCGATAAATTCATCTAACTCTTTTTTAGACATATCCTCATAAACCTCTTTATCATCATAGATGTTTACTAGACAATCATTCACAATTTTAAAACTCAATTCCATTGCACCCATTTTATCATCAACCTTTGCAATTTGTTTCATTGTGGGATATCTCATTGTCATACCAATAGTATCATTCAGTTTAATATCAGCACTGTGTCCTTCCGTATGAACCACCTTAATCTCATCAAGATTAATTGTTACAGGAACTTTAGTTTCCTTGTCATCTTGACAGGTTACGTTTAGTTCAACAGATTCACCAACAGATTTACCACGAAGTTGTAAGAACATATATTCTATATCAAATGTTGGTAATGTTTCTGGGTCAACTGTAAGTCCAGTACAACACGACCTAATAATATCAATGACTGCTTGTGCCATTTGTTTATTATCGTTCCCCTCTTGGGCCATCATTAGTATCTTTTGTTCTTTAACCAAGAACGGGCGAAACTTCACCTTGTCTCCTGTGGACGGTAGTTCCAACTCAAAAGTTGGGTTATTTAACTGTGGCAATGACATAATATATTCTCCTTGTTAATTATTAAAATAGTCGCCTCAAAACAGCTGGTAAGTTAGTCTGTATTTGTTTTTCGATAGAATTCCTCAAGATGTCTTGTAGAGTACTTTCGAGATTCGGTTTTTCTTCTTCTGTTGCAATGTTTCTCCAATAACGGTATGAAAACTCAACAGAAACTTTGTTGATTGCATTCGTACTGGCATGACCAAAAGCAATTTCCCCAACAGTTTTAGGAAACGCTTCTTCTAGACGAATGCCGTATTGTCTTTCGTCTTTTTCGTTTAATGCATAGATATCTACACTACCAGTATATTCTTTGTAGTAATTGATATCATATGAAACTGGATTGTATGTAATCTTTTGCCACTCTTCAAAGAAGTATCGTTCTGCCATATCAGAACCAAGATAGAATGATGCGTTAACAGCACCATATGTTTGACCTTGAACTATTTCATGTACAGGGCCATAAACATTACTATTCATTTGTGTTCTAAGATTTCTGCCTGGCATTGAAATTGATTCGCAACGAAATGAGATACGTCTTGCAGTCTCACCCTGTAACAAAGATTGAACATTGTGTCCTTGTGCAGTTTGTCCAGCACCCTCATCACCACCAGCACCTTGAGGTAGTCCTATAATTACTTCATAACGTGATGGTCTAGAATAACCATCTCTAGATGCACTATGTGCTAAGATTGCATTCAGTCCACCAAAGACCGTTCCACCCAAAATATTTGAGAAGTTAAATTTTGCCATTAGACCATCTTCCTAGAGTCAGACCATACTGTTTGGTCAGATGCTTTCTTGAACCTTTGTACTGGTAACATGATTGCTGTTAAATTATCCTCTGTATCGACTTTACGAAACATAGACCTTGTTTGTCCATATAGGTATCGTTTAATCGTTGGTTTTGTCAATTTACTTCTCTTGACTGCACTGATACTTAATCTATCTTGACCAGCAGCATCTAAGAGTCTTGCTCTCATAGCATATGGTAAGTAATGAAAGTTCAATCCTAAGAACCCATCACTGTAAGTCTCTAGTAACATAATCAATGGAAACGTATCATAATATGGTAGTGTCCTTGAACCCTTTGGGGAGTAGACAAACATATTTAGGTTACCACGCACTGGTTTACCATTAAGTTTCCCAGAACGCAAAAGTTCTGGAACGCTTGGAGTACCAAGTTCCTTGATTCTATTACGATACCATCTGAATGGTTCGTTACCTGTTTTTATCTGTTTCGATACTTGATCGAAATAAGTTTCTTCTGCCATACTAGTATTTATATCATCAATTCAACCTCGGTTAAGATGATAAACTCCATTCCTCTGTCTTTGCACCATGCTTTTGCATTGACCCATTTTGCATCATTGACTGCATACGTCTTTACCTCGTTGATATATTTCTTTGTTTTTCGTTTGGGGGTTTTGGGGGGTGAACATTGTGATTTTGGCTTGACTTCAACTACCCACTTCTTGTTTCCATTTGGTGTTTTAACTTTTACATAGAAATCTGGGAAGTATCGGTGTATACGACCATCTATAGGTGAACGGTATGGTATAAAGAATTCTTCTGAACCCCATTCCTGTATCTTATCATTATTATCACAATAAACCATAAACTTTCGTTCCCACAAAGACCGATAAATAATGTTATCGGGGTTTCCCTTATACTTTTTGGGATGTGATGGTATGTATCTTCCACGGTATGCCATTTGTCACCTAAATATAAATAAATATATGTATCAAGGATATTTAGTATGTCATTTCTAAACGAAATCAAAAATGTAGTCATCAACAGAGCAACTAGTAGAATTAATAGTGCTTTGGGTGGAATAAGTTCCCTTGGTGATGGAATGCCAAGAAGGTCTGGTGGAGTATTACCACCAGAATTTAGAAAGAGCGCTCCAGACCCATTTGAAGGAAAGTCAGTTATATATCCAGAAAACTTGGGTAGTAATGAAGCAGCACACTATGTTCAATTCTTTATTAACGAACAAACCAATGCTAAAGTCGATTTTGGTGGAGGATTTCTATCTGGTAATGTGGGTGGTTTTGGTGGTAGCGGCGACAGACAAGGTACAACATTAAGTGTAAAGAGAAACCCAACTAAAAGACTTAAAAGTTCAATAGCAATGTATATGCCTGCGACTGTATCGACACAATCATCATCAAAGTATGGTGAAATGGAAATTGGTGCAATGGCGGCTGCTGGTATTTCAGCACTCAAATCATATAATAATGGTAATGGTTTTTTTGATACTGGTGGTAAAGTCGTTGATAGTGTAAAAGCAAGTGCAGCAGAGAATCTTCCAGAAATGGGGAAAGCAGCGGCAGATATTGCAGCTAAAGGTACAAAAGCAGCGTTTGATATTGGTAGGGGCAAAGTAACAAATAACAGAATGGAAATGTTGTTTGAAGGTGTTGACCGTAGAAACTTTAGTTTTAGTTTCAAAATGATGCCAAAATCAAATAAAGAAGCAAAGGATGTTAAACAAATTGTAGATATGTTTAGATTCTATATGGCACCAAGTTTTGATACTACATCAATAGGTACATCAAGAACCTTTATAGTTCCTGCTACGTTTGATATACAGTATATGCACTTGGGTAACGAAAATAAATATCTCACAAAAATTTCAACCTGTGTACTCACATCATGCAACGTGACTTACGGTGGTGAACGTGTACAGTTCTTTAGACCAGATGAAATTGGTTCTGCTCCTGTAGAAACTGGTATTGAGTTGTCGTTTAGAGAACTTGAAGTTATTACTAGAGAACGTATCGTAGAGGGTTTCTAAATGAGTTATTTTTCAATGTTTCCAAATATATCATATGATGCTAAGGGTGATGGTGTAAATGGTATATACAAAGATATATTTTCTAGGGTTAAAATTCGTTCAGATGTAAAGGGTGACATATATTCATTCGATTACTATGATGTAAGGGATGGCGAAACGCCAGAGATGATTGCTCATAAGTATTATGATGATCCATTGTTACACTGGACAATTCTTATTGCTAATGACATTGTAGATTATTATTCAGATTGGCCCATGTCAGTTCAAAGGTTTGAACAGTACATTAAAGATAAGTATCCAAATCCTGCTGGAATTCATCACTATGAGGTTGCACAAACTTCTGGTGACCCAACTGTTATGATTGATGTTGGTATGAACACTACAGATTATCCATCTGCAACTGCAATTAGTTTCTATACATATGAACAACTCTTACAAGATGAGAAGAGAAAGATTAGATTAATTCAACCAGATTTTATTGAAGACATGGTGAAGGAATACGAACTACTTCTACAAGAAGGTAATTAAGTATGGCAAAATCGGCACTACAATTTGCTGGTGAGTTTTTATTAGAAGAGTGTAAACTTTTAACAACAACTGGCGCTGAATTAGATATTAAGAATTTGGTTACAAATATTAATATATTTGAAGACCTATTTTCATTCACAGTCAGTGGTGATATACTACTAAAAGACACTACTAATATTGTTAGTAATGGCCCAATTCTTGGTCAAGAAAGACTGTTACTAAAAATTCAAACACCACAATCATCACCAAATGATGATACTACAATTGACTATACGTCAACTCCATTAATTGTTTATAAAATCAATACAACATTAAGTGCATCAGAAAGTGCTAACATTGTATCACTAAACTTTACTACACAAGAAGCGTTTAGAAATCAAACATCAAGAGTATCACAATCCTATAAAGGACAGCCATCTGATATTGTGGAAAAGATTATTAGAGACAAAAATTATCTTAACAGTAAAAGACGATTGTTTAATGAAACTACATCTAATAATATGAAGGTTGTGTATCCTAATTGTAAACCATTCGTTGCTATCGAAAAATTGTCAGAACAGTCTAATTCTGCAACTATGAACAGTTCTCCATCATATTTGTTCTTTGAAACAACTAAAGGTTATCACTTTAGAACTATTGATGGGTTATGCAACGCTGAAACTAAATTTGTTTTTCGTGAAAATATTCCCAATCAATTGAATAAACAGGGTGTAATTGACCCCATGAAAAACCTAGAAACACTAAGTAAATATAACATACTTTCTACAAGGGATACTGTTAAAAATATGAATAGTGGTTTATATTCGTCTAAACTAATTCAACACGACTTGTACAACAAGACAGTCAAGAGTCAAGATTATGACTATCTAAAGGATTACCAAAAAGACGTACATACCAATTATAACTCTAAAGAACTAGACGTTCCCTTAGTATCAACTGCACCAGATTCCGATTCTGGATTAAAGATATCAGAAAATACAGATAGCAAACTATATGTTTCAATAACAAGTGCTGGTAAGCATTTCTATGAGACAAAAGACTATCCCTATCAAAGTGATAACTTAGATCAAACTCTTCAGAGAAGAAGGTCAAGAATATCTCAAATCCAAACAGGACTCAAGATGCAAATAGAAGTGCCTGGACAAACATTTATTCAGGCGGGCGACATGATACAGTTAGATATTGCCGCTCAATCAACGATGACCAACGACAAGTATGATAAACAATACTCTGGTAGATACCTCGTAACTTCAATCGCACACAGCTTTGCAACAGGAGGTGATCCTAGACACATAATGCGTATGGGTGTATCTAAAGATAGTATATCAAAAAGATTACCATCAAACGGAGTATCAAAATCAAATACTGCCAATGGGAGAACAATTAAACTATAGGAGAATCGCAATCACAAAACAACTCAATCGTAATGTTAAATTCAACCAACAAACATCAAGAGGTAACGAGATGAAACAGAAACTACAAACGAAAATGAGAAAATTTGGTAACTTTCAAAGACAAGAAAGGGATATAGAACCGTTGAGTGATAAGGAATATAAATACCTAAAAGAGTTGTTAGGAAACAAACAAAATGAAAACATACACGCAGTTACAAGAGGGAGTTTACGACCCCAACATATTTAAAGCAATCTTCCTAGCTGGTGGGCCAGGCAGTGGTAAATCTTACGTTGTAAGAAAAACCACTGGTGGTCTTGGCATGAAGATTATTAATAGTGATGATATCTATGAGAAGATGCTGAATGACGCTGGACTCGATACTACACCAGAAGACATCTACTCAGACCAAGGACAGGACATTAGAGTAAAAGCAAAGAAAGTTACTGCTCGTCTCCAAAAGAATTTCCTAGAGGGTAGATTGGGTGTTATCATTGATGGTACAGGGAAAGATTTTGACAAGATATCCAAGCAAGCTGCTGGATTGAAACAAATCGGTTATGATACTTATATGATTTTTGTGAACACTTCAATAGAGACAGCACAGGAACGCAATCGACAGAGAAAACGTACTCTTCCCGAAAAGGAAGTTGCTACTATGTGGAATGGAGTCCAACAAAATATTGGTAAATTCCAAAGATTGTTTGGTGCTTCTAATATGATTATTGTAGATAACAATGACGCTGGTGAGGATGTATTCGCCAAGGTCTGGAAACGAATCATGTTACTTGCTAAGAAAAAGGTATCAAATCGCACTGCAAAAACTTGGATTGCGAAAGAACTTCAGAAAAAGGCCCGATAATTCGGGTCTTTTTTGTTTTTATAACAAAATAATTAAAAAAACACTTGACATTACCCTCAAAATATGCGATCATGATCTTGTATTGATGAGAGAGGATATTATATTATGTACAATAGTTCCACAGATGCGTATCAGATGGCTGCAAAGATTATGTCACATGAGTACGCTAACAAGTATGCTAATTACTGGTTTAAAAAACAAAAAGTAATTAAAACTGGTAAAGCCAACTTCAAAGACTCTACCAGAGGTAAGACTTACAGTGCAGAGTTTTCTGCTGTCGCTAAGTTCCACCAACAATTCCCAGAAGAACACGCAAAGAAGTTTAAGAGACTAAACTGGAAACAGTCTACAGCGTATTTCAAGAAGATTGCAAAGTCTAAGACATATAAGGATATGTGTAAGAAGACAGATGCATCAAAGTCTGGCAAATCAACCCCATCACTTGAGAAGGCACACTTTAGAGGTGCTACTGCTGGTCAAGCGACTTGGTATGGTTCAATGAGACTTGCAGAGACTAACTGTCCTTACACTATCGTGCATGAGTTCGCTCACTTGTGTGGTAATATGCACCATGACATTGGATTCAGAAGAGATGTAATCAAACTGTCTTCTAGGTTCTTAGGTACTGCATTTGCAAAGATACTCAAGGGTGAGTTCAAGAAATCGAAACTAAAAGTAACAGTATCACAACACATAATGACACCAGAGAAGTGGATTGAAAGTGTAATGAGAATGGAAAAAATAAGAGAAGGAAAAATATAAATATGAAAATATACTTAGATATGGATGGTGTGATTGCAGACTTCTTCACGGGGCTTGAAACACACTTTAATGTGAAACATTGGAAAGAGATACCAAAGACTGAACAGTCTATCTTGGGATTGAAAGGTACAGACTTCTTCTATAGTCTATATCCCTTTGCTACTTCCAAGAGGTTAGTTGAGGCGACAAGGAAAATCGCTGGAGATGACTATGGTATTCTATCATCACCATTAAGAGGTGATAGAGACAACTCTGCATACCACAAAAGAAGGTGGTTAACACAGTACAAGTTTCTACCAAACATAGACAACCTATTGTTCAGTGGACAGAAGGAACACTATGCTACAGATAAGATTGATGGTAAACCAAACATCCTAGTAGATGACAAACCATCAAATATCGACAGATGGATTAAGAAGGGTGGTATTGGTATTAGATATCAGGCGAATGAAGATAATGTAGATGATCTGATAACAAAGTTGTCAGAATTGTATAAAAAGACTTGACATTAGGGTATACTTATGGTATATTGATCAAGTAATGGGAGAAAGGATTTGATGAGAATGGGTACTCCAAGAGACACTAGATATGATTTCGACAACGGATGGACATATTTCGGTATGTGTGAAGTTGAGAGTGACGGGCATAATGCTAAGATGTATCATCAACTAATTGACCCAGATGATAATGATATTGATATCAATAGGTTTTTTGGATCGTATGATGTTCCATCCCCCAAAGAAGTAGAAAATATAATAATGAGTTTAGTAAAATGATGAAAGAAATGTGATGATTTACAAAGAGTATGAAGCAGCAGTGATTGGAGCCAAAGAGTTCGCCAATGCAATAGAAACAGTTGTTCCAATTACAAAAGACCCTAAAGGGTATGTATTGTTTGGACAAGGAGAACTTGTTATTGAGGTAACACCAGATGATTAAAGAAGTTATTATGCTGGTTACAGTAATCAATATCAACATACCACCAAAGGTGGATATGGACATGACTACTTACGAGAAGTTTGAGTCTATTCAGTCGTGTATGTATGAATTAGAACATAATGAAGGTTATGGTGAAATGTCAACAATTAGATTTGGTGATATGCACGTTACTATTGAACGATTTTGTGAACCAACCAGAGAGATTATAAAACATGAATAGTCAAGATTTATTAAATAAGCGATTGGACAATGTTTCTATTGCTTTGAATTGGGCACATCACTATGAAAGTGAATGGGCAATCAATTATTGGACGAATGTTCGTAAAGAACTAATCAAAAAATATGCAAACTAAGATGGAAGAACTCGCTGAGAAATATGGTGAGGGTATAGACAATCTTCCTATTGATGTCTTAATGGAGGCAATATATAATGACAATGCATCTACTACCAATGTATTACACATCAACAAATCTGAAGAAAAGAAAAAAGAAGAAGATTAATCCTACTAAGTATGAAGCTAGGTGGAGAGAGAACAATAAGTTCTTGAAACGTATAGGTTCAAAAGTTCTCACCTTGGAGGAATATATTGACTACATTCAAGGTAATTACAAACCTAAAGGGGAGAAGTGTTACGGTAGCACAAGTGATTCCAAACCACTTGGATGGGGTTCAATTCCCTGCTCCCCTGCCAATTCTATCCCATCTGTTGGAAATGGTATTGGTAATGCATTCCGAAAAGAGAAACCAGAGTATACTGGCGATGCTGTCATAGGACAGGCGTATAACAAAGGTGGTCTACAAGTTCTATCAAGTCAAGAAGTTGCAGACCCAAGCACTGGAAAGAGGAGATAAATGTGTATGATATGTATGGTGTATCAAGTTTCTTTGGAGTTAACGAATATATAGACCGTAAAGCAATGGTTCACTACTTTGACAAATGTTGGTGGGTTGAAATGCAATACAAGGGTAAGAAGATTGAAATGAGAAACATGGGAGTACACAATGAAATGTATGCAGAATCATGTGCAGAAAATTATGTATTAGGAGTATTAAATGGAAAAGCGATTGATTAAAGAGGTAGTCATTAAGTACTACGAAACGAAACAAGAGGATGACAAAAGAGTCATTCGCAAGGAAACAAAGGAATCAGTGTGGTTCAATGACGGAGAAGCCCGACACAACCCAACAATTTCAGAAAAGTCAGAAATCTTTTAATGACTTGTCTATCGAAGACAAAGTAGAAAACATTAAACAACGTATAACCCTTTTTAGAATGAAGTATCGTGACCTATGGGAAAAATTATCTGGATATTAATAATATCAACTATGATGAGTGGATGTAGTGCAATAGAGACATCTACACAAATATATCAATTATGTAAGTACCAAAATAAATGCCCAGTCGAAGTACTAGGTGATTGGTTACAAGGTGGATAATGTATACGATTAAAAAGATTGATTATCGGGTTGCGACACTATTTGTTCAAGAACGACATTACAGTCCAGTAATGCCGAAACTCACTAAACATTATCTAGGTGCATATCTAGAGGATGAGTTAGTGGGTGTTTTGACGTTAGGATGGGGAACACGACCTATGCATACTATTGCTAAGTTGTTTCCAGAACTAGGTACATCAGACTATTACGAGATAGGTAAGATGTGCATGGATGAAGACCAACCAAGGAATAGTGAAAGTCAACTACTATCACAGACTATCAAATGGATGAAGAAGAACACGCCAGAACGTAAGTATCTCTTTACATGGGCTGATGGTATTGTGGGTAAAGCGGGTTATGTATATCAGTCTGCGAACTTTCTATATGGTGGGTTCATATGGTCTGATATCTACGTCACTGAGAAGGGTGAGAAGGTTCATCCACGAACAATGGGTAAGTATATCAAGGGTGCAAGACCGACCTTTGAAGAACGTGTGAATATGCGTATTGACAGTGTATTTGGTAAACAGTTTCGTTACATATATCCATTGACCAAGAAAGACAGAAAGTATTTAAAGACTCATTCAACCGTAGAATGGGGATTGGACTATCCAAAGGACAAAGACCTTAGATGGAAGATTAAACCAGCAGGGTGCAGTTCATATACGTTATCAGATGATATACCATTTGTCTATGACGGTACGAGTGTAGACTATAATAGTCGTAATGTAAATAAGGTAAAGGATAAGTGGGGTTCTGCTACACTAGAAGAGTTTTTGTTATGAGAACAAATAGACTAGTAAGAGATGCAATTATGCGCTCGCAAAGACGGAGTTCGACACATATGCCAGATGAAAAGGACACGACCAAAGAGTGGCAAGAATTATACGGTGAGATTAAAACAAAAGAAGACGAAGAAGAGTACAGAAAGTGGTTAAAAAAGTATGGAAGCGAATGGTATAAGACAACGGATTAGAGACAACAGAAATATGTTGATACCGTATTACCTTATGTTAAGTTATTTATATTATGTAAAGAACGAGTCATTGATTGATGACACAGAGTTCGACATCATGTGCAAGGACATATTGAACGAGTGGGATGACCTTACTCATTGGCACAAACCATTACTGAAGAAGGCTAATCTAGAAGCGGGTACAGGGTATGATATAAAGTATCCTCATCGTGTGGTAAGTGCAGCTGAATTATTACTAAAGGAGTATCAAGGATGAAATGTTATGTATGTGACGATGTAGAGCTTATATGGGGTGGTGACCATTCGGGCGAGGATTACGGACTAGAAGACGAGGACGCAATCATCACGAACCTATCATGCCCACAATGTAACTCATATGTAGAGGTAACTCACAATGTACAACCCGATTGATGGAAGAGGACTAGAACTCACAGCGTATGTTATAACATATGTTATAATACACTGGTTCTGGCACACTAACGGACACGACATCAAGAAGATCATAAGGAGATGGAGAAATGTGGCATAGACTACTAGATTGGGATAGAAAGAATAAAGAACTTCAACAGAACTTCAAACCAACGGACATAAAGAACAAGTATGTACGATGGGTGATGTATGTTATCATGCTCAAGTTTGTATGGGATATAACGACTGTATTTGAGAAGTATCTACCAATGGAGAAGATATATCGGTTCATCGGATTTTGGATTTTTTGGTTGGTATGGTTCATTGTCGTGATGATGATTGTATATAACATTGTAGGTGCAGAAAACTTTGGAACACTATTAAATGACATGGCGTAAAGAAAACGCTTGACATTGGCTCATTAGTGTGGTACATTGATCTTATGATGATAAAGAGTTATACAGACTATTGGAAGACCCACGAACCTAATCCTGTAGGAATAAGTAAGTGTGGTACATGGGGAAGACATAACCTTGTAATGTGTAATGGTACATCAAGACCATTATCATATGCATGGTATCTTGTACCTAGTAGACTAAGAACATGGATTCTGTATAGACGATACGCATCAATCAACAAAGACTTTGAGACACTGCTCAAAGAAAGAGGATTACTATGATAGAAAAGACTAAGACCAAAAAGACGTATATACACGTTAATCAACACATTATTCGTAGTAACAAAAAGAACAATGAGAACGAACCAGTGATTACCATTAAACAAGGTAAGAACAACGTATATTGCCATGCAGTAAAGATACATGGGGATAGTATAGTACGATATGGGGGTAATGACAAACCATTACTATCATGTGGTGCGAGAGTAGTAATAGAAACATATAATGAAGTGGAAGTGATAGAATGATAACATTAAATGATGCATCAACATATAAGATAAGTGACTATCTAATGTTTAAAGAAGAAGACCTAAAGGGTACGGAGTATGGTGGAGAGATAGACTTTCCGAATGGTTATGGACTCTCTATAGTCAAACATAACAGTTCATATGGTGGTACAATGGGTCTATATGAGATAATGCTAACAGGTACAGACAAAGAACCAATAGAATACCCAGAGATAACCTATCCAAACGATACTGTACAAGGGTATCTGTCACTAGAGAATGTCAACTATTTCATCAATAAGGTTGCTGGATTACCTCAAATCTAGTTCTTCCGCCAGAAGTGGGATAATATGGGATATTATGGGTAGATCATTTAAAGGTTAATTTAAATGGGCCAGAGTTGTGTTCTTTATCCCCTACTTATCAGCTCAGATTGCTCGCCCCCACAGAAAATAATACAAAAATAATGCAAATAGTGCTTGACATTGCTCTCTTGTTATGGTAACATATGATCATAATGAAGGAGAATGCTTATGAATAGAATCGGTCAAGAAGTCCTTGGATACTGGGGCCCAATGCACGCTTATGATGATGGTGTCATCGTGGGTCAAGACGCTACACACTATACTATCCAATGGGGTGACGATGTTGTCCTAGACGATAAGGTATTGATTACGGATATGCTCGGAGAGTGGTATCTAGATGTGGAATTCAATGGCCCTAAGATTGGTTATTGGTTCGCTAATACTGATGATATGGTGTACAATTAATTTTGAAAATAAGTGAAAAAAGACTTGACTTTCCCTTGACAATAGGGTATGATCTCTATGTAGGGTTGAGAATAACAGATCTATTAGATCATTAACGAGAGGATATATTATGAGAGATATAAACATATGGACGGATGCTGAGGCATATAACGGTAGAGGCACTAAGGGTGAATGGGAACAAGTCTATTCAACCACTGAGGTTAACCTTGGCCCAGAGAACAAGAGGGATATACCATGCGATACTTGCTCTATGATGGGGTTATGCATGGAGAAGGCTACTGAGTGTAGTGCCATGAGGAATTGGACTACAGGCGGTGATTATAAGAACGCTGATGTACAAAGGTTAGTGAGGGCAATGCAATGAGTAAAGAGTTCACAGTAGACGAAATCGATCAGATGAATGAAGAGTTCAACACAGCGAACGCCAGTACCAAGTGGAAGTTCATGTGTTCAGAGGCGTTTCAGAGATGCCCAGATGTAGTCAAGTATAGTATCAGACAAGAGACTATGAACCATTACTTTGATCTTATGACTGATGGTACACACAATTGGAAAGACCCATTCACAGCGATGGTACATGAGTCGCAGTTGGATGCTTGTAGGGCAGCAGCGACATACTTCACGGGCGCAGAGTTGAATGAGTTAGAAAGAGATGGCCCTAACGTATGGGTCGAGTGCAGAGGGTACTATGAGGCGATAGGGGCATAGGGCCGGGGCCATTAAAACTGGCTGGCCATTTGTAATCTATAAATGCAATAAAGATACAGAAAGATATTCCGATGATAAAGAAAGAAACAAACAATCGTATTACAATTCTAGAGAAAGAGATTGAACTCGCAGAACAGAAGATGCAATATAACATAGCAATGAAACCTATTATCATATATCTACAGATGAGATTGGAAGAAGAAAAGAATGGATAAGAAACTATCAGATAAAATCAAAGACTTAAACTCAACGAGAGTATTCAAGAAGGTTACTCCTATGCATACTAAAGATTGGTATGTGAAGTGGTTCTCTTCTGTCATTGTAGTCATAGGTATGATACTCACATCCGCTGAGATGTTCCCTCTCAATTTATACTTTCATCTAGTCGGTGTTATCGGATGGACAATCGTGGGTTTCTTATGGCATGACAGAGCGTTAATTCTCCTCAATGGTATTGCAATCTTTATATTCGCCACAGGTATTGTCAGCACATTTAATTAATAAATCCCTTGACATTACAGTTGTTATTTGGTATAATGATAACTGTTCAACAATAAACTATAGGAGTAATTATGAGCAGAACTAAACTAAGTAAGAAGCAGAAGGTATTTAATCTTTTGTCAAAGGGTGAGAACGTAACGTGGAAACTTTTAAGAAAAAGGTTTGACCTTACTTCCCCTACAAAAATGATTGACACTTTGAAGTCAGATGGTCATTGTATCTATACAAACGACACATCAAAAGGTGTTGCATATAGAATGGGCAATCCCTCAAAGGAAATCATTGCCGCTGGTATTGCGTCTGTACTAGGTACAAAGTACGCTTACTAGATAAACTGTTGGGGGTTCTCTAAGAGCCCCCACCCCCCTAAATCTGAAGGGGGGTACTTTTACCTTCCCTAGAATTAAAAAATCCCGTGGCTTTCTGAAGCCCACCAGCAAAAAACCCAAAAAAAGATCTTAACCCTTTGAAATATAAGGGAAAATAAAGTACGATTTTACTTGACTTTGTTATCATAACATGGTATATTGATCATATAAGATCAAGAAAGGAAGTTGTTATGACGAAATTTGAGAAAGAAATGTTTACTTGGGATGGTATGTATCTCATGTATAAGGGTGACTTCGATGGTGCCCAGATGATGATGGATGTATGTCC